ACTACTTACAGTCTAATGCTGTGGCCAGTATTAGTTGACCACTACATATGCAACGTTTTGTACAGGTCATGCGAATGTTGAGGAAGTCGATAAAGCGCAATGGATTGTCGTGAATGAACTCAGAAAGCTGGGGTGGAAACTTTGACTTCTCAACAGTTAATCAGGGATAGCGACAATCACCAGCCACCAGCAGAGTCCATACTATGTTAAGCCGCCACGATGTTGAGTAAACCATAATAAGCCTTGCACAACAGCAGGGCATTACCTTGGATGACCAGGACTTGCTAAATATCCGTACAGGTGTGGCCTTAATGCTGGACGTTAAAAAGCGCCACCGCCAGAGGATGAACTCACCAGACTACCAGTGGAAGAAACCAGCACTGCGACGCTGATTTTGGTATTCCAGGATGGAAAGGCGGTGAACGGGCATAAAATAACCAAAAAACACCATGATTACCTCTGCAAAATATCCCCGACATATCCCCGAAAAAAGAAAGGACTCACGTTTTTAGCGTAAGTTCTTGTTTTATTTGGTGGCCACTGCTGGACTTGAACCAGCGACCAAGCGATTATGAGAACCATGATAACCAACGGATAAACAATAACTTATAGAAAAATCAGTAAGATAAAAAACCAATATTCACCGAATAAGGCCAATATCCTTAAGTTGATGCGACACTTTTGCGACAGTTTAGCGGATTAAGCCTCAATGCTTCTTCCAGGTGATTCGGGGCAAAGTGGGCGTAACGCATTGTCATTTTTATATCTGTGTGCCCAAGTATTTTCTGAAGAACCAATATATTCCCGCCGTTCATCATAAAATGATGAGGCAAAATTATGTCTGAGAACGTGCGTTAATTGGCCAGGGGGCAATTCAATCCCGGTTCGCTCAATTGCTGTTCTAAAGGCATTGTAGCAAGGTTTAAACAGAGAGCCATTCTTTTTAGGTAGTGCGGCTATGATTTCAGGATCCAGGGGAATAGTGCGGTTGCGTTTACCTTTAGTTTTTATAAACGTAACTTTACCAGCTGCTATCTGGCTTCTCTTTAAATTTTCGGCCTCGCTCCAGCGAGCTCCAGTTACAAGACAAATCTTCACCACCATTTCTAAATCTTTTGAAGAACTATGGCGGCATGCATCTAAAAGTAGGTTGATCTGTTCTCCTGTGAGATAAGCCATTTCGCTTTCTTCAGTTCTGAACTGCCGGACGTTTTCTAATGGGTTTGGTGCATCCCACTCACCGAGCCTTTTTAATTCATTAAAAACCGCCAGAAAGTATGCCTGCTCCAGATTCATTGTGCGGTGTGATACCTCCGCAATGCGATTGGTTCTGGCAAAATGGCCATCTAGCCTTTTAGCCCTATAAGCTGTGAATAGTTGGGCAGAAAATTCAATGGCGAGAGGAGAACCCATGCATTCAGATGCCCAAAGCATGGCTCTTACGCGTTTCTGCCCATCCCGCAATGCAATCCCGTGGCGTTCGTACCATAGGTTGATTAAATCAGAGAGTCGACGCTTGTCCTTTCCCTTTCCGAGCCAGGGGGAACCTTCCACTTTTTGAAGAGTGTAGTTTTCAAAAGCTAACGCTTCGCCTTTGGTAGCAAACTTTTTGCGGACACGTTTACCTTGTTTGCCGTCACTACGGTTGACTGTATAAAAATCTGCCAGCCATTGGCCGTCGCTTAGTTTTCTTACTGTCATGTTAATGAATCGTCAATACAACGCGGCCGATCACTTTGATGTCATCAATACCGCAATCAAAGGCCATGCCAACGCCGCTTACTCTAACCTTCTTTACCGGAATGCGGGTTAGCGTTCGGATGCTTGTTTTTCCTTCAATTTCAACCAACCACTGGTCGTCATAAACCTCTGTGAATGAGGTATCAACAATGAACTGGTTGTTACCTTCCAGCACACACATGGGGGATGAGGGCAAAGGAACGCCAGGTAAAAAAGAAACCTTATCCAGCATATACATCCCTGCTTCATAAACCAGGCCGTCAACGATTTTACGACGGGGCATTTTCAAAATATCCAGCTCTTCATCGTCAAACTTCCTGCCCTCACCAGTTGCTAACCATTCAAGATTGACTCCCGTTTCAGCGACACACCTTATAGCGATATCTGAAGGAAACCCGCCGCGTTTATAACGAGAGGAAAGGCTACTTGCTGCGATATCAAGATGTTGCGCAAGCATTAGCTTGGATGTGAACCCATAGGCTTCTATCACGCGATCCAGGATTGGTGCGCTATCGACATCAAAATCAAGTTTGAAAGTTGCCATGTTTATCACAAGAAAATGCGCACATTTCTAATGTCATAATTGACACTTTGCAAAATGCGAATTAATCTAGCTCCGTTGTTTGAATATTGCCTTATAACGACCGATATTGGCGTATCGGTGAAAACAGGAGTTTGCCTTATGCGACCTAACATTACAATCGTGATCCCAGAGCCATATCTCCCACTTGATGAGTACTGCCGCCGGACTGGTATGTCAAAAAGTACCGCTAATAATCTGATTTCATATGGAAAACTCCCTATCAAGCCTAAAGGAGCACAGAAAAAAGGTCTGGTTGAAGTGAACATGGCCGCCTTAACCGTGATGGCATTAAGCGAATGCGATGTTTCGCTTAACGCGTAATTCATCCTACGGATTGGGGAAGAGCTAACAATGTTTGATTATCAGACTTCTAAACATGCTCACTTTGATGCAGCTTGCCGAGCGTTTGCGCTATCGCACAACCTGGAAGATGTGGCCGCTGCCGTTGGTATGCGGCCTCAGATCCTGCGCAATAAGTTGAACCCGGTTCAACCGCATCGCCTGACCTGTGACGAGCTACTGGCTATTACCGATTACACCGAAGATGCGCGTTTACTGGATGGAATGCTGGGGCAGATTAACTGCCTCCCGTCCGTTCCGGTCAATAACGCCACTGAAGCGAACATGCAGTTTTGTGCATTAAGCGCCACCGCAAACGTGGGAGCAATCGCTGGGGAAGCCGTTTCAACTGAGCACATGACCGCAGCGCGCCGCACACAAATTCTTGATCGTGCCCGTGATGCCATCCGTTCCCTTTCCGTTCTGGCTTACACCGTTGAAAGCCGCCTCCAGTCTGCGCCGGTTCTTGCTGCTGCCGTCGATATCGTGACTACCAGCGCCAGCAGCATGATGTGAGGGATAACCATGAAAGCGTTCGTTACCTATCTGAAAAAAGAATCTCCGGCCATGCAGCTGGCCAGCGGGTCAACTGGATGGCTTGAACTGCCTAATGGTCAGCGCTGGAACCCTGGGCACCAGTACAAATTCAATGCCCGTTCGTCTCGTCGTCCATGGTGGTTTCGTTTGTTCAGGATTATCAGGGGGCGTTATGGCCATTAGCGAAAAGCAGCAGGAAATTGGCCTGAAGTGGCTGGGAAATATCCGCCGTAAATACTGGAGTGAGAAAAGCGAAGCCGCCGAATGGTGGGACAAATTAACACCAGAATGGCACGGGGTTGTTTTACATGCGGCCGCAGTTGCTTCTGGAATGGACGTTTTCAAAGCCCATCTGAGCAAATGCTACTGGTCAGAGTTATTCGAACGCCTGGACTACCGGGCAATGATTCAGCTGCGCCAGGGTATATCCAGGGCGCGTCTGACGTTTGAAGGGTTCGGGAGTCTGAGCGACAGCGATTTTTCAAAGCGCAGCGCTAACCGCCAGGTGAAAAAGGCACATCCGATCCACAGCAGTAATGGCGTGCAGATGATTATCGCACCTCATATCGTTCATAAGATGCAACAGCAGGAGAATCATTAATGTCCATTATCTCTGTAAACGCTAAAGAACTGGGACAGGAGCTGGCTGTGTGGGGTGTTCCACACAATTACGCCATTCTCTTTCTGGAGAAAAGCACCGTTAAAAATGGCCGTGTGGCCTTACATCCGTTTTTCTTTAACGACACCGAGCACATGACAAACAAACGCCATTGGCTGGCCGTGAATGTTGCGTACTGGTGCTGTGTCTATCGTGAGGCGGAGAGCCAGTTCCAGCAGGTTGAAGCAATTGCCAGCATTCGTTCCATATATTACATCGCCGGGTCATTGGGCGCAGGGGAAGTCAAAGCGCTTATCCAGGAGTGGTGGCGCAATACCTACGAGCTGCACAAGATACCCGCGCCGAGTTACTCAGCCGCGCCCGTTACCGTCTCTTTCCACTAATTAACCGCCTGAATTTTTGGCCATCCCTGCGGTGGCCGGGGATTCTTTTGCCCTGAGGAAACCAAAATGCAAACAACACGCATGTTTTTACCCGTCAACCAATCCGGTACTGACCTGCTGGCAATGCTGGCAAAAGCTACTGAGGAAGGTAAAGCGGCCTCCGCCGTCATGATGAATACGGACTATGACGAATACCTGATTGCTGACCTGAACCCGGATTTAGTCAATCTTTATAAGGCGATGGCCTACCATACCGACGCGTTTCTTGTGGAGCTTGAAACCCTGTTTTCTGCCGGGGCGTTGGGTGAACAGGAGAGCCGCGCTATTTTTTACTATGCCGTCCGGGACGCGTTCAATTTGTCCGGAAAGGGGCTTGGGGCGGAAAGCGTTGAAGCCGCTGCCCGTTTCATGTATCTGAACCGCCACGGCTTTAACGGGCTTTGCCGTTACAACCGCCATGGCCAGTTCAATGTCCCGTTCGGGAAGTACAAGAAAAACTATTTCCCGCTAAAGAGGTCCGGGCATTTGCTGAAAAGGCAAAGCGCGCGACGTTCATCACCGCGCATTACTCCGAAACGCTTGCGCTGGTTCGTACCGGGGATGTGGTCTATTGCGATCCGCCATACCTGACGGAATCAGGAAATTTCACCTCATACACTGAAAGCGGTTTTTCACATCTAGATCAGGGGCGGTTGGCCAGAAAGCTGCGCCGTCTTGCTGAAAAGGGTGTGAGTGTTGTTGCGTCAAACAGCGATCTGGAAATGGTGCATTACCTTTACGCCGGGTTTGAGGCGATGAAAGTCAAAGCGCCCCGCAGTGTTGGTGCCGCAGCTGCAAGCCAGAAATCTGCCGCAGAGCTGATACTTAAATCCCCTGTAACGACTAAAGGTCATTCCCATGTTGAGGTGTTAACCGATTCTACCGAGAAGATGCCCGGTCAATATACTCCTGACTCACAAACACAGAGTCATAATCCTTCAAACCCATTCCGTAGTCCGATGCATCTACAAGATCCAGAGACAGGAGAAACTCACGTGCTGCAACGTATTCACCAAGCCCATCGCACGTAATGGCTCTGTAAAAAACATGGGGCTGTCCTAGATAAGGTTTAAATTTTACGTTTAACTATCTGTTT